GATTTTCATTTAACCAATAGCCCCCACTGTTCAGCCATTGCCTTTGCTATGCCGTGAAATGTTTTGCTTCTTAAACGAGAAACATCTTTGAGCGTTTTCCCATCTCTTAAAGTTTTAGCATACCAAGAAGAGACTGTTTTTCCTAATTTTGCTTTTTCGGTGTCAGGTGTAACGATGTTTGTAGGTGATAATTTTGGAAGTCCCTTTAGCCACAAACAGGTTTTTTTGTTGACAGAATGCCCATATTCGTAAGGTCTAATCATTTGGTCTGGCTTTCTCCAGCCAGTGCTTAAATACCCTACACCATTTTCTATTGCTATTCTTGGACATCTTGAATTGTATATCTTCAAGACGAAATTCAAAGCATCATCTCTTTTTTGTAACCTGTCTCTCCTATACTCATCTGTCGAATTTTTTCTTGTGAGATTACACATACCAGCATTAGTCAAATAAGTGCATGGTGGGAACGCAATAATCATATCCCACTCTTGCTCAAGCAATGGCGTTACATCTCCTTGTATGTGCCATTCGGGATGCCCTCCCGAACACGGCTCTATATCACAAGAATATGCTTCAACACCTAATGCTCTCATTTCTTTTGTTACCGCCTGAGATTCCTCGCAGGCAATTAGAACTTTTCCCATCTTTCAACTCCTTAACTAATTTTTCGTTTGCGTCCACAATCTTCTGCATATCCTCAACGGAAGTGTGCCAAAAAATCATCGGCAGTCAGTAGCATTTATATTGTCCAGTTTGAAGTGTCCTTGCATCCGAACTTGGAAGATATGGCTGTGAGGTCGCGTGGTTGATACCCTGCACCGTAGCCGTCACCCTCCTTTTTCTGAATGTTGGAATCGCTCAAGTCTTCGTACTCGTCGCTGCTCACGTCGTAGAACTTCATCTTGGCGTAGTTCAGCCCCACAATAAACTTCTTGTTTGTGGACTTTTGGTTGTACCTGTTTTTCAACTGCTTCACCATGATCTGACCGCTCTTCTCAAGGTCTTCGGTGGTGATGAGTGCCACCATGAAGTCTGCTGTTTGGGGCAGACCAAACGATTCAGAAGTCTCTGTGAGGTCGATGTCTGTGGACGAGAACCCTGACCGATTCACTTGGGTAGCAGTCACGATGGGCAGATCGTGCTCCACCGCAAGCCCACGCATCTCCTCTGCAATGGCTTTGATATAGGTGTACGAGTTGATGTTGTTGCCCTGCTTGAAACGCGAGGACGCACAGATGTTGATGTAGTCCACGAAAATAATGTCAGGCACGAACCCCTTCTTCAGCCGCAACTCGTCTAGGAGAATACGGAAATGGCTCACGCTTGCCATTGAAGTAGGGTACTCCTTCACGATGAGTTTACCGCTCACCCCGCGTGTGGCAGTCTTCAGCCGCTTCTCGTACATTTCCTTTGGCAGATCCACCAGTTCGTCCATCGTGATGTCCATTACATTAGCGTCGATACGCTCTGCAATCCGCTCCTCTGCCATCTCAAGGGTAATGTACAGCACATTCTTGTTCTGCATAAGGCACGACGCTGCGTGGTGACACATGAACAGACTCTTGCCCACATTCGTGCCTGCCATGATGACATTCAGGGTCTTTGGAGCAATCCCTCCCTTGGTGATGGTGTTGAACATCTCAAGGTCAAACGGAATCTTGCGCTCCACACGGTGGTAGAACTCGTACCGCTGCTCGTAGTCTTCCAAGAAGTCGTGTCCCACGTTTGTGTCAAACGACACCGCGAGAGCCTTGGACAGAATCTCGGGCAGCGCGTTGGGAGTACGAGTCTTGTCCTTGCCGTCAATGATTTGGATAGACTCAAGAATGGCATTGTAGATGGCTTTGTCCTTGCAGAACTGCTCTGTGGTGTCGCACAACCACTCGGTGTCCTGCTTTCCCACCTTGCTTACTTCACTCACAAGGGTCTTGCACCGCGAGAACTCGTCCTCGTTCAGAGTCTTGTTGTTCTCTAGTGCAATGAGTAGGGCTTCCCGTGTGGGAACACCCTTGTACTCGTCTACAAATTCCTTTACCGAACGGAACACCGCACGGTCTACTCTGTCAAGAAAGTACTCCTCCTGTAAGAAAGGAATGGTCTTCTTGCAGAATTCAGCGTCAGTCAGCAGTCCCGCCAGGATTGTCTTTTCGGTTTGGCTCATCTAGTAGTCCAACTTTTTCATGTGTTCTCCTTGTTACTCGGTGTCTTCCTCTACGGGCTGCGACTCGTCCTTGCCGTAGCAGAACTCCTTCTTCACAGCCGCTTCAAGCGCAGTCAGCACAGCGTCCGTGTAGTACTTCTCGGGATTCTTGTTGATCTGCGACTCAAACGCGGTCTTGCCGTCAGGCAACTGGATCTTCGTAGACACCTTCGTGAAGATGCCGTGCTTGATAGCCACATCAAGCAGACCGTAGTACTTGTTCAAGCCTGTCTCAAAGTTCAACTGGACATCCACCATCTTGTCCTGCTTTGTAAGGCGGCTCTTGTACGCCTTGCAGTGGATGATGTTGCCCACCACCTCGTTGTCTACCTTGTCCTTCTTCTTGGACAGGTAGATGATGGTGGACGCAGCGTACTTTAGACCGCTACCGCCGCCCATCTCCTTGGTTGGAACATAAGCCCCCACGACATCATAAGTGTGGTTCGTCATCAGAAGGGGAATCCGTGCGTGACCCAACTTGATGGTCAGGACGCGGAACGCGGCTTTCGTGACCTGTGCGCGAGTCATGTCGCGGGTGTTCTTGCCTTCTGCGGTGTCGTTCATTTCCTTCTCGGTGGACAACATTCCAAGCGAATCCAACACGATCATCATGCGGGGACGCGAGTCCTTGTCGCTTTCAAGGTACTTGTCCACTGACAGCACACACTGGTGGCGGAACTCCTCCACCGTAGCCACAGGCAGTACAGCCACGCGGTCGGTGTCAATGCCACGATCCCGCAGTAGATCCGAAGTAATCGCTTGCTCCGTGTCAAAGTACAGCACCATTGCATTGGGATCGGAATTCAAGAATTCACGCACCACATTCAGGGCAAAGTAGGTCTTGCCCGTGGCTTGCTCTCCTGCAAGCGCAATGATCTTGTTGTCGGGGATGCCGCCGTGGATTGACCCGCTCAACAGCGCGTTGAACGCATACGATCCCGTAGAGATGAATCCCTTTACATCGCTGCCTTCCAATCCATCAGAAGCCACGGTTGCGTACTTGTTGCCTGCTGCCTTCAGAATGTCCTTTAGTTTCATTTGTTCTCCAGTTTCTGTAGTACCTTTTCCGTCCACAACAATTCACTTTCACTTTCGCGGATGCCTTGCAGAGTGCCGTGTTTGTCTGCAAGCATCCGCTTGATTTCTGCACGGAGAAGCACCTGACGAGCCTCAACCAGACTCTTCAGGTACTCTCTATGCTGCGGTTCTAGTGGTTCACTCATCTGCCAACTTCAGTGTCGGCACGGCAAGGCTGGGCTTCGTCGGCACAACCAGTCCACCGAACTGCGAATTGTACTCGTTGAGCAACTGGGGAAGCGGCTCTGCTGTGAACAGAATTCCGTCAAGCGGAACACGAACAGGTTGATCTGTGTCAATGAGTGCAGACCACGGGACCATCGCAAGGCTGTTGCCTTCGGGACGGCGCACAGGCACAAACATACACGGGTTCTTCAGCAGAATTCCTGACCCGTCAATGGTTTCAGTAACATCTGCAACCACTTCCTCACCACTACGCATCTTGATAATCTTTGTAGCCATCTGTTTCCTTTCACCAATACTCTACCGTATGTAGAGGCTGTGTCCACTGTAAAATATACCTTTCCCTGATCACGCGAACAGGAAATCCAACGACGCTCGTTCTTCCGGACTCCACCCCACAGCATCAGTGATTGTGCGTAGTGGCTCCAAGAATGTTTTATTGAATTGTAGATCGCGGTTCACGTACCGCTCCAGTCCAAACTCCTTTGGCAGGCTCACAGGAAATCCAATTACTGTATCGTGGAGTGGATTGGGAGACTTCAAGTAGATGAACTTCATCTTTTCACCCTCACCAATGGCACGGTACTTGCGCTGCAATTTATGCTTTACAAGCAAATGGTTGTACAGCATTGCTGCCTTTACTGCAATAGGTGTAGCCTTCTTGTAAATAGTCCCGCTGCTGCGCCACTTGTCCATTTCTGAAACGGATCGGGGCGACGCAATGTCTTCCACCGAAAGAGTCTTGAACTCTGCTTGGGTGGTCTTCACAAAAGCCTGAAGAGTGGGTTCGTCCCGAACCAGTACCATTTCGATTGCAGTCTTTAGTGCCTTGCGAACATACGCAGGCGTGGACGACCGTGCGGTTTCCATGCCCATGATCTTGAACTTTGGGGTCTTGTATCGAACCCCTTCAGCGTCCCACACAGACAGCATATACCGCTTTTTTGCAGTCCACACCCCTGCCTGTGCAATCACTTCACGATCCATGACCATTTTGTTCTCGTAGGCGTTCAGGGTTTCGGCAAGCACCTTGAACTCCCTTTCAATGACTGGTTGCAGAACCCGCTGACAGAACTTGTCCAAGAAGTCCACCACTGCGTTGGGTTCGCGTTCGCCCTTGAACGACTTGTCCACAAGAGTGCCCAATCGCAAATACACAGAGTCTGTGTCAGACGCAATCACATAGTCCTCGCCCGTTGTCTGTAGCAGACGGTTGAGCAGACGGTTCAGTACATTGGCAATCCACTGGATGCTCAACTGCCCTGACAGGGTAATGGCTTCAGCCAATTCCACATCAAAGAAACGGAAGTATTCGTTTCCTATCGCACCGTAAGCAGAGTTCAATTGGATCTTACGCACCAACTGGAAGTTGTGGTACTTGGAAATCTCGTACTCAATCTCCTGTCGCTCCGCAGGGCTTGCGTCCTTTCCCAATTCGACAAGCCTCTTCTGTGCTGCAATCATCAGCCCCTTGTAGTGCTTGCGTTCTGCGTACATCTTCTCCATGAGTTCAGGCAGAAAGCCTTGACGCGCATTTGTGAACGCAACACCGTTTGCCGCAACAGACACACCGTGCTCACGGGCGCGTGTGGTAACTTCTGCAATCTTTGGGTCGTTGTCCAACACCGCTTCAGGAGTCACGCTACCGCGCCCAAAATGTGTGGTCTTTGTCTCGGGAGACACATTGAACTGCATGATGAGGTGGGGATACAGAGAGTTCAAGTCGAAACTCACCACCCAATCGTGCTTGCCTACGAGTGGATCCTTTACATACGCACCCGCGTACTGGGTGTCCTTGCGGTTGTCTGTCTTTTGAGGAATCACCACGCCCTTGCTCATCAGATGGTGGTGAATAATGGCATCCCATGTACGGACTTGGGAGAACACATCCTCAAAGTTCACACGGGCTGAATACGCAAGGGCTACTGCCAGTTCCATGAGTTTCAGTTTGGCTTCAAGTTTGTCCACGAGCCGAACATCTTGAATGTTATACTCAATGAACTTTTGGAAGTCCTGTGTGTAGAACTCCTGAATGGTTTCGTACTCACCGTACGAGTGCTTCTCTTCACCCAACTCCACCTTGGAAATGTGGTTCAAGGAGTACGACTCCTGCTTCACATAGGTAAACTTCTGATACAGTTCGTAGTAGTCAAGGGTAGAGATACCGCTAATGATGTACGCAGTCTGATCTCGTCCCATGCGATTCACCACGGTTTCCCGCAGCCGACCCCACGGAGAGAGGGAGTTCGCCCATCCGTCCTCAAGACGATTCATCCGTGCCACAAGGTACGGAATGTCAAAGAATCGAACATTCCATCCCGTCACGATGTCGGGATCAAGCGACTTCCACAGGGAGACAAATCCCTCCAACAGTTCTCGCTCGTCCTCATACGGAACAGCATGAACTCCCTCTCCCTCTACGCTGAAGTTACCCAAACCAAACACATAGGTCTTGCCCCCTTGTGTGACCGTGATGGCAATCACCTTCTCATCAGGTGACTCTGGTGTTGGGAACCCGCCCTCGCAAGAAGTTTCAATGTCAATGGTGGCAATACGCAAGCCGTCCATTCGGTACTGGACTTCGTTTGGAAACTCCCTATACAGATACTGGTACACGAAATTGGTGTTGCCGTAGATGGGGTAGTTGGACACATCCTTGAAACGGTCTATGAACTCACGGGCTTCTCCAATGGTGTCAAACTGGATGGGCTGTACAGGCTTGCCGTTGACTGTGGTGAACTCTCCCGTGTCTTTTGCAGGGATGTACAGAGTGGGCGAGAACGGCACACGGATGTGCTGTCGCTGCCCGTTCCTCCATCCACGGTACAGGATGTTTCCACCACGAATGTCAACAGAAGTGTAGAAGTCCATTAGGTTTTTGTCATCTCTTCTATGCGTATTAG